CTCCAACCCATACTGAAGGTAGAACCACAACGGGCAAAGTAGATATACCCATAAGTTGAATCCGGTAAACAGCATGATTAATGTCAGCAGCACAGCCGATGCAATCATACATTCTTCCCATTGGCGCACATGAATCGCCTCATGATTGAGCGTGCTCTGCTTCATCTCCTCCTTGCTTTTCTTCGTAAAGACGAAGCATCCCAATGTGATGGTGCTGTAACCCTGCCACAGCAGCCATTTCGCAATTTTGCTTTCATAAAACACTTTCATAACACTGATATTTAAAATTATAATTGAACCCATGTTGTGCCTCCATCCGAAGTCCTGTATATCCCGGAACTGTTTATTTTCAAACCGAAATTGCCTGATACGGCATAGAATACCTCTTTGGGTGAATAGACTGCCCCTTTGGATTCCAGTTTGAGACAGCCATCTATCAATGTCGCGATACTATATACATATCTGATAATGTTATCCAGATTCGAATATTGGGAATGCCTTACTCTTAGCCCGTCCAAACCGAGCCGCATAAAGCTCCCGTTCAAATCAAGCCTTCCGGAATCAGCCATCTTAGACCCTAACCCGTCGGAATTTATTTCAATGCCGCCTATGGTGAACCTCTTTTCATCTCCATTGATTTCGATTGTCGGATTCCCATCGCTATCCCTTGCCAATACGTTCTGTACCACCAAATCATCCACAAGGATTTCATCAGCACGTATTTTTCTCGCTAAAGCCATATCCATAGCTACAAACATAAACTGCTGTGCCGCCTCCCAATTCGCATCACCGTCTATCGAGGTGGGTGCGACAGTGACCGACGTACCGTAAGCCCGTACCCGAAACGGAATGGTTCGATTGTTGAATGTGGCCAGTACGATGTCATGGTAATCTTCATTCCAGACATATGTGTTGCCTTTGGCGAAAAAACCTCTCGGACGCGGCTCGCTGGCATCCCGTCCGCTTGAACCGTCATAGCTGACACCCACGGACATCTCCGCAATGAAACTGTCATTCCATGCCGAAGCGTCAGCCTGGCTCTGGTAACAGCGGACTGAAAACGTTGAATACCCTGCAGAAGCGTTGACAGTAATTTCGGAAGCCCTCGAAGGCCCTGCGATGGTGCTCCATATCCCGTTGCTGTACCCCCGTGCGGCCAGATAGCCGTCCGGATAAGTCAATGTGGCGCTACCGAGCGTCCGCTTGGCATAGACGCGGAAAGCCGAAGGAACAAGCGACCCGGCACTGCTCACCCGTATATTGCTGCATGTACTGATGAGATAGACCATGCCGCCGTCTGATGTCAGTTGTTCCCATTCGTCGGTGTTCACTTCTTCGGTAATAATATAACCGTAGGACTTGCCGCCGTTCTGGGTCTGAGTGATTCGCCTCCCGTCATGAGTTGTCTGAGTCCATAGAGGTGGATTCGAAGTGTCAACCTTTGAGAGCCAGGAGCGACTCCCCATCGTACAGATGGTGAGCTTTTTGTATGGAGTATTAGCCGTGCGCCACTCACCGCCAGCCTTGACGGATTCGCCGTCACCGCCAGGTTTTCCTGGATTACCGTCGTTGCCGTCCACAACCATGGGTATAGTTTCCCGGTCCACGACCTGCCCACCCACGTAGAACACGAACTGCAGCTGCGTCGTGAAGTTCTTCGGGGAAATGGCCGTGCCGTTCTGTATCTCGACCTCCGAACCACCGTCCTTACTGTATTTCAGCACACCGTCAGTCGTGATGGAAGTGGTACCGCCTACAGACTTGGTGCGTGTGCATGACACGCTTGCCACACTGTAGGTACCATCCTTCCGCTTGCTTACTGAAGATACGGAAGGCACCAGCCTATAGAGTATCGCATCACTGCCCGGATTACCGGCACGTACACCGGCAATGGTGAACACCAGCTCACGGCTTATATCCGTATCCTGTACCGTAGCCGTAACGGTTATCCTGACCTCTGAGCGTGCAGGCATCGAAATGCCGGAAGCCACGGTAAACGCTATCACACCCGTATTGACATTGTAGCTTTCCGTGACACCGGCAGGCGTCACGCATGAGATGGACTTGAGCTGTAGTTTCTTCGTACCATACCACATGCCGACGGTTGTATTGAGCACGGATTGCGAAACAGTCTTTCCCTCGTATGTCAACGCCACACTCTCCATCTCATTGTCGAAATCGGCTACAATGGCCGACTCACCGTCAAAGCCCCATTTGGCCCAGATGGCGGCCGGACTGAACGCGCTCCATACACCGTCCTTCTTAGTTCGGCAACAAGCCCACTCGTATGGCAGGCTCTCGCTCACCCCTATCGGGTCATCATGCCAGCCGGACGGCACATAGTCATCCACCTGCGAAGTGGCTGGCGTAGGAGGCGTCACATTCTCTGTCGTATGCTTGAATATCCACTCATAATCCCTACCGTCACGCCCGTCCTGGCCGTTCTCCACCAGCAGCTCATATTCAGCGGTATTCAGGTCTCCGGTAATGGTATATCCGTAGCTCTTTCCACCGTTCTGGGTCTGCAGGATACGGCGCCCCTCATTGGTCGTCTGAGTCCACATCGGAGGATTGTCGGTACCACCGGGAGCGACACATAAAAACACACGTCCGGCCATCCTGGTAATGCCCATGTAAGGTATATGCTTGCCGGTTTCCCATTCACCGCAATTGGTAATGCTTGTACCGTCTGCACCCTTGCTGCCAGTCACACAGATGGCGTTCGTTGTGGTGGAAGTATCG